GGGTACTATGAAGAAACACTATACACCAAAAGAAAAGAACGTAAAACGTTTACAGACGTTTTTAAATAAATATTATGGCAGAAATAAAGATCAGCGACCTAACGGCAAAGAGTGCTAATTTAGCAAATACAGATTTATTTGTTATTGCAGAATCTGATGGTGCAGGTGGCTTCGTATCAAAGAAAATCACAGGTGCAGAAATATCGGCTATTGCAGGAAGTAACATATATCTTGTAGATGGCACGGTTAGGGGCAACAGAACGGTAGATTTAAACGGTGTTTACTTGGCTTTTCAAAATAGTGGCGCAGATGTATTAAAAATTAGTGCTGCTGATGTTATAAGCTTTAACAATGCGTATTCATTTCCTACGGCAGATGGAACGGCAGGACAAGTTCTTAAAACTGATGGTGCAGGAACTTTATCTTTTAACCAACCAACGACAGGATTATATGCACAAACGGTAACAAGTGCTGTACTAACAAATACAACAACAGAAACAAGTATAGTAGGAAGTGGAGTAGGTAGCTTAACAATACCGGCTAATCACTTTGTAGTAGGCGATTCATATCACGCAAAAATAGGAGGAGAAATATCGGCACAGACTAACGACGATATCACAATAAGGATAAAAAGTGGTGCAACGGTATTGGCAACAACAGGCACTATTAATTTAAGTCCAACGACTAATTTAGGGTGGGAATGTGAAATTGATTTTACAATAGCAGCTATCGGTGCAACAGGAAGTATTTGTACTAATGGAAATTTTGCATATACACGAAACTCAGCAGGACTTGAGGGTTATGTATTTCAAGATGTAGAAGCTTTTGATTCAACTATTGCAAACACTTTAGATATTACGGCAGAATGGGGGCAAGCTAAAACACAAGACCAAATACATAGCGCAAACTTTGTACTACATAAAACTTATTAAAAATGGCAAATACGATATATTGGGGACAGGCAGCAGTAAATAATACGAATGGATTTGGAAAATCAGCAACAAATAATACTATAGATTTTGGCGAAGTTTGCGCAAATAGTTGGAGTCCAGAAACCAACTTAACAGGAACAGGTGCAACACCAAGTTTTAGCAATACTCAAAGCATATACCTTGACGGAATGGATGCTTATGTAAATCAAAATCTTTCTACTACAAGTAGCACTGGGAGTATTAGTGTATGGATTAAGCCAAACCTTACAAATAGCCGTGCATTTATTGTATTCGACAATGGGGGTTATAGAAATTACATAACTATACAGAGCAGAAGTGATGGAACATTAAACGCACAATGTCGTGTAAATCCAAGTGTTCAATGGAATGTGATTACGGATAATGCAGTCTTAAGTTCTACAAGTTGGACTCACGTTGTTTTAACGCATAACGGAACAGAGCCAAAAATATATATTGATGGTGTTTTAGTTGCTCAAACTTTTACAACATCAACAAACAAAACGATTTGGTGGAATACTTTTACACCTATAAGAGTTAGATTAGGATGGTTTAATATAGTAGGTTACTCAACTAATAATTGGGCAGGGATTATGGATGAAGTAAGTTTATACGAAACAGAATTAAGTCAATTCCAAATTACTGCAATTTATAATAACGGATTACCTACAAGCTTAACTGCATACAACAGTTTAATTTGGTTAAGATGTGGCGATGGGGACACACAACCAACTTTAATAAATCACGGAAGCAGTGGAGTTGATGCAGCTATGGGTAATCCAGAGCCATTCTCAACTGATGTACCTACATAAAAACGAATTAAAATAAAATAAAATGCACGGATTTGAACATTACGGAATAATAGCAATAGAAGCAGCAAACGCAGTAGACTATTCACAAGTTGGAGAAACAAGTATTGATACGATTAGAATGAATTTAGCTTTAACTGAATTTGTTTTAAAATGGCATCACACACCAACATTTATACAAGATGGAACAATAGTACCATTACAAGTATTAACACACGAAGAGGCTTTGGCACTTATGGCTACGGCAGAATGGAGTGAGCCAATGCCTGTAGAATAATGGATATCAGAAACCATCAAAACGTGCTGGCAGTATTGTATTTTCTTGCAGGATGCTTTTGTGCATTTTCTTGTATGTTTACGAGTACAGAATTACACGTACAGGCGTTTGGTATATTTCTATTATTTAAAATAATTTGGCTCATAACGGAACAACTTTAAGATGAAAACACAACTCTATATACTGACAACTAAACTTAAACTTTATTCGACTAAACTGATGGCTATTATTCTTTCGTTTTTTTTACCTATTGTTGGTATTCTTATTCTTATTGCTGCTTCTGTTATTCTTGATACTATCACAGGAATCTGGAAAGCCAAGAAACTTAAACAACCAATTACAAGCAGAAGATTATCTGCGATCATATCAAAGATTTTACTTTATGAAGCAACAGTAATGTTGTTTTATGCTATGGATAAATTTTTATTGAACGATATTGTTCTTTCGTTTTTTAGTATCGAATTACTAACTACTAAAATCTTGGCTTTAACAATGGTTTCTATTGAAGTTATTTCTATCAATGAAAACTACAAGGCAGTAAAAGGAATTGATTTGTGGGCATCTTTAAAGAACTTATTTGCAAGAGCAAAGGAAGTAACAAGCGATTTTAAAAACATCAAAAAAAATGAAGATTTGTAAATGTTGCAGACAACCAATAAAATTGGATAGTAAAAACTTATACATATTTGATAACGGACACGGTGGAATTATAGATGGCGTTTATCAAACACCTGGCAAACGTTCACCTATTTGGCCAGATGGCACACAACTTTTTGAGGGCGAATTCAACAGAAGTATTGTAGACAGATTAATGAAGCTTTGCGAAGATGCAAATATTGACTGCATTAATTTAGTAGATACAAATGTAGATATTCCTTTAAGCACCAGAACTTCACAAGCAAACGAAATTTACAGAAACACGGATAAACCTTGTATCTATATTTCTATTCACGCAAACGGCGTTAGCGATAAAGCAGCGCACGGTTGGGAAGTTTACACAAGTATAGGAGAAACAAAAAGCGATGAAATTGCAGAAGTGTTGTTTAACAAAGCACAAGCAGAATTTCCTACTCACACAATGCGAAAAGATACAAGAGATGGCGACGCAGACAAAGAAGCAAACTTCGATGTTCTTAAAAATACTGCTATGCCTGCAATATTATCAGAAAACTTCTTTATGACTAACGAAGCTGAATGTAGACTATTGATGAGTGATGATGGAAGAGATAGAATAGCCAAGATTCACTTTGAAATGATTAAAGAATTAGAGAAATGAAAGTAATCTATATAATTTGCGTTCTAACGTTGTTTTCGTGTTCTGCGAAGTATCACTATAACAAAGCACTTAAACGTGGCTTACAAGTCACGCAAACAAGCGACACAATAAGAATTAGCACAATAGATTCTATTCCTGTAATAAAACACGATACTATAGTATATGAACACTTTTATAGTTCTAAAGATACAATCATAGAATACAAGACCGTATACGTGCCACAAACAAGGTTAGAAACACGAATAGAATACAAGCTTAAACGAGATACTTTAAGAATGATAACAAGAGTAGAAGTTCAAAAAGCAAAAGCAGAAGCCAAAGCCAATAAGAAACCAAACTATTGGTGGATGTTAATATTTGCTTTAGTGTTTGGTGCAGTTATGTTTCTTTTAAATAAGCTAATAAGTAAGATAATATGAAAGTAATCAGACACGGTAAAAATGTACACGAAATACAATTAGAGGGTAAATATGCAGAGATAGCTATGTTAAGTGATTTGCATTGGGACAATCCAAAATGTGATCAAGACCTACTTAAAAAACATTTAGACTATTGTAAAGAAGAGAATATTCCTGTAATGATTAACGGAGATATGTTCTGTTTGATGCAAGGACGTGGAGATAACAGACGCAATAAATCAGATATAAGACCAGAACACAACAACGCAAGATATTTAGATTCAGTAGTTGAAACGGCAGTAGAATGGTTTACACCTTATGCAGATATTCTTACGGTCATCGGCTACGGCAACCACGAAACGGCAATAATCAAGTGGCAAGAGACAGACATCTTACAAAGATTTGTAGACTTACTAAACTTAAAATGCCATAGCAACGTGCAAGTTGGTGGTTATGGTGGTTGGGTTATTATTAAAATGAACAATCATTCAAGAATAGCAACTACAAAAATTAAATATTTTCACGGATCTGGTGGTGGTGGAGTAGTTACAAAAGGTGCTTTAAATCTTACAAGGGCTTTAGAATTGTACGAGGGTTGTGATGTTTACACAATGGGACATATACACGAAAATGCAGCACGAAATGACGTTAGAGATGCTTTAGAAAGTAACTCAAAGAAAGGTTATAGTATTAATCACAAGCCAATACACTTAATGATTACAGGCTGCTATAAAGAAGAATACGGAGATGGATCAAAAGGTTGGCACGTTGAACGTGGCGCACCAATTAAGCCGATTGGTGGCCGTATGCTTACTATCAAAATAGTAAGGAATAAAACAAAAGATGTAGATGAAACAATCAAATACATAGATTCGCACAGAATTTTCTAAACAACACACTTGTAACTTATTGATTTTTAAACAACTAAAAAATAATTGTAACTTTTTTTGTTGATAAGTGTAATATATTGTTAATAATGTATATATTTGTGTATACAATTTAATTAAAGTTATGGAAAGAATAGAAAAATTAGAAACACTTACTACGATTGATGAATACATTAAGTATTACAAAGACCGTATTGATGAAAGACAATGGAGTAATGAATTTGGTGCAGGTTTGCAGCTTCAATCAATTAGAAAAATTAACAATCACGACATAGACATCTACACAAGATGTATTGAAAGGTTAAATGATAGGTTTAGAAAATTAGCAATTACACTTAAATAAATAGATTATGAAAAAGAAAGAAGAAGAAAAAGAATTATTGTATGGTTTCGTGTTTATGGCAGTTGCCTTTACATTTTATTATTTAGCAGTAAATTTATTATTATGAGTTACGAAATAGAAATAGAATATTACGATCAAGATGGTGCAATATTTTACATAGGCGAAACACCATACCAAGTGGAACTTTTTATAGAAACACGAATGATAGAAGAACTTGATAGCTACAATAGCTTTAACGACAAGCTATCATACGCACAAGTAGAAGAAACATATTATAGAGTACAGAAAGAAACGTTAAGATGTGATGGTGTGAACTATTATAACGAAGAAGATTTGTGCGAAGAACTTGAAGAAATACTAAACAAATGGAACAATTAAGAATAGAATGGTGGAGTAATTTTAACGAAGAATTATACTGCAATTATTTAATAGCAAAAGACGAAAGAATGAACACTTATAAAATACTATACAAATACTATAAAGGTGCTAATACTGACGCAGAATGTTGCCAGGCAGTAAAGTATGTAAAAGCAGAAGACAGACAGGAAGCTATAAAGCTTTGTGGCTTATGGCAAAAGTTAATAATTAGTATTGAAAAGGTATGAAGAAAATAATTGAATATCTTTATTGCCTTATTATAAATTGGATATATGGAAGAATTGATGAGTAGTGTACTGCACTACATAGAAAAAGACGAATTAAAAAAACGTTGTAGACAAAGAAAATACGTACACAAAAGAATATACTTTTTTAACGTGTTAAGAACTGCTGGATATACGTATCAAAGTATTGGCGATTTATTCGGATTAAATCACGCAACAATAGTTCACGGAATTAAAACTTTTAAGAATTTAAAGAAAGCAAAAGATCCGTTAATGTTTTTGGATATTGCAGAATACGATGGAAAGTTTAAAATCAATGATACAAAGTACGATTTAAAAACGGATATTCTAAAAGCTACAACAATTAGAGATTTACAAATAATAAAAGGAAGAACAGAAAAAGAACTTTACAAAGAATTAATTTAGTATATTTGTGCAGTTGGTAGGACAATCAAAATATTTAGAGTATAGCGTAAGTAAGTGTTCCTACCCACCGAAAGCGTTATACTTTTTTTTTAACCAATAATTTATGGCAGAAAATAAAAAAAGCTTTTTACTTTATTGCGACTTATTGCATACGGTCAAGAAGTTAAATGATGAACAGGCTGGAAAGCTATTTAAACACGTTTTAGAGTACGTTAATGACTTGAATCCAGAAACCGAAGACATTATAACAGATTTATGTTTTGAGCCGATAAAACAAAACTTAAAACGTGACCTACAAAAATACGAACAGATAAGAGAAAAGAAACGAGAAGCAGGAAAGAAAGGTGCTACAAAAAGATGGCAGAATATAGCACCTGTTAAAAGTGCTAAAAAGAAAATGGCAAACATAGCCGTAAGTGTTAGTGATAGTGTTAGTGTAAATGATAAAGATATATATAGGTGCTTTGCACATTTGTCTATGTCTTTAGATGAATTTAACAAATTAGAAAAAGATTATACTAAACAACAAATTGATGGTGTATGTGATGCGATCCAAAACTTCAAGAAAAACACGAACTATAAAAGTTTATATTTAACTGCTAAAAATTGGCTAAAGAAAGAACAAACAAAAAAGGAAGTAGAAAGTACTAATGGATTTAAAGCACCGTGGCAATGAAAGGTTATAAGGTAACAGAAGCAAAAGATATATTACATAAGATATACAAGCATAGAGATAATTACAACAACAAAGGCAAGTATTTAGGATGGAAAGGAATGGATGAGTTTTATTCTATGCAATTAGGCAACTGCACAGATTGGACAGGTTTTCCTATGAGTGGAAAAACACAGGTATTGATGGAGTGCCTACTAAACACAAGTAAGTTTTATGGATGGAAACATCTTGTTTACTTTCCAGATGTAGGAAGTAATGTAGAAATAGTTGCAGATTTAATTCATAAGCTTACAGGAAAGAGTTTTAATCCATTAGACAACAATGTGATCAAAGACAAAGAAATAACAAATTCTTTAGATTGGATTTTTGAACATTTTAAAATACTAACGAAGTATGATGTAAAAGCCAAATTAACACCGTTTGAATTTTATGATTATGCAGTAGAACTTAAACAAAAACACGGATTAGAAACTGCAAGTATTGATAGCTGGAAAGACTTAAGCCATCCGTATAACGAGTTTGGTGGATATGCACAATATTTAGAAGTAATACTTCCTTATAGAAATCAAATAGCAGAAGATAACAATTTGCACTTACATACAATTATACATCCTAAACTAACTGAAAAGATAAACGGCAAAAGAAACGTGCCAAGTCCATACGATTTAAAAGGTGGAAGTGAATGGTTCAATTCAGGCAAATGTATGATAACAGTACACCGTGAAGATTTAAGCTATAATCAAGCAATAATAAACTTTAATAAGATTAAGCCACGTTCAGTAGGTAACATAGGACAACTTGAGTTATGGTTTGATAAAGAAAAATTTCTATATTATGAACAAGATAATCCTGTGCCGAATGTTTACAATAAGATTTACGCACAACCAAAACACGAATAAATGGATACTTTAGAAATACTAAAAGCAAAAATAAACCTACAAACAACTATTATAAAGTTTACAAGTAGTATAGAGGAGTTACAGGCAAAGCATCCAGAACGTAAAGACTTAATTGATTCTATGTTAGATTCACTTGAAGACATCAGCTATTTTCAATCCGTGTTTATGCAGTTTGAAGATCAATATCTTTTAGAATGTAAAAGTAATTTAAGACTACAAATGGTTATAAGTGAACAAAAACACGAATTAGAAAAGCTAAATATTTTAGTAGAAAACTTAAAAGAGGGCATATGATAAAGGTAGGTAGTGATTTTAGTGGAGTAGGTGCATTTAATCAGGCTTTAAATAGATTAGGCATTAAATACGATGAGGTTTTTGCTTGTGATATGGACAAGTATGCAAGAGAAACATTTATACATAACTATGGAGAACCAAAGTATTATCCAAAAGATGTATATGAAAGAGAAATACCAAAGGAAAGTTTAGATATTTATATGACTTCGCCACCTTGCCAAGCTTTTAGTTTAGCTGGAAAGAGATTAGGCAAAGACGATAAAAGAGGCGTATTGTTTTTTAATAGTCACGAATTTATAAAGAAGAACAATCCAAGATATTTTATATTTGAGAATGTCAAAGGTTTATTGTCAGACGATAACGGCAACACTTTTAGCGAATGGCTTAATATGTTAGGGGGTAAATCGGTTAATGGTTTACCTGTATTGTTTGCTTATGAAGATTCAGTTCCATATCATATTTATTACAAAGTAATGAATGCAAAAAAACACGGAGTACCACAAAATAGAGAAAGAGTTTTTATCATTGGCGTTCGTGACGATAAAGACAATACGTTTAGATGGGCAAAAGAAGAACACTTAACTAAACGACTAAAAGACGTTCTTCAAGATGAAGTAGATGAAAAATACTTATTATCCAAAGATAAAATAGAATATCTTTTGCGTAGCGATAAAACAGGTTGGGGCAAAAACTTTTTAAAAAAAACTATTCCAAAGTCTTCGCATTGCATTGATAGTAGTTATTGGAAAGGTCACAGAGGCGCACAAATAATAAGTTATACAAGATGTTCTAATACAGGTAAAATATTAAACAGACCATTGAAAGATGTAAGTAACACAATACACACGGCTACTGGCGGTGGAGGAAACACAGACCAATATGTAAAATATAATAACATAAGAAGATTAACACCAAGAGAATGTTTTAGGCTTATGGACTTTCCAGATACGTTTACTTGGACTTGTTCAGATAGTCAAGCTTACAAACAAGCTGGAAATAGTATAGTAGTAAGATGTTTAGAATTAATAATAAAAGAATTTAATTTAAATGCCACGTTGTAAAAACTGCAAAGAGAAATTTGAAGTAAAACACTTTAACCAAAAGTACTGCTTTAAAAGTGATTGTGTCAAGGTATGGGTAGAAACTGCAAAGGTCAAGAATTGGAAGAAAGAAAAGAAGAAATTGAAAGAAGAACTTGAAACGGTGCAAAGCTTAACTAAAAAAGCACAGGTATACTTTAATGCGTACATAAGAGCAAGAGATGAAGAAAAAGATTATCCGTGTATATCTTGTGGCAAAGTATTACGCAAAGGAAACATAGATGCAGGCCATTATTTTTCTGCTGGTGGATTCGGTAGTGTTAGGTTTTCGGAATTTAACGTTCACGCACAATGCAGTAGACCGTGCAACAAAGATAAAAGTGGCGATTTACTGAATTATCAAATAGGTATAGAAAAACGAATAGGAGGCGAAGAACTAATAAAATTACACGAAGAAGCACACAAGATAAGAAAGTACACAAGAGAAGAATTGAAAGATATAATAGAAACCTATAAACAAAAGAAGAAAGATGTTAGTAACAGAAGCAATGCTTAAAAAAGCAAAACAATGGAGTAATTTTGAAGCCAATAAATTTACTGCAAAAGTTGATCAGCCTATTAAGCAAAAAGAATTAACAACAATAGGAAGTTTAGCCGAAATAGTTTTTTTTGAT